TGCATACGTCGTGTGGATTTTCATTTTGAAGCCTTCTTCCCAATAGCCCCAATAAGGAGCAAGGGCTGCGAAGAATATTCTCCATCCGCTGTGGACGAGGTTGCTCATCCGCTTTATAAAATTGGCAGCAAGAACATGACCGCCAACAGGGAATCCGTCGTAGGACTCTCCGAACCATTCGTGCAAATATGAGAGTTGTGACGCTTGCTGCTCACGGTAGAACCCCGACTCAACGACCTTGCCGTTGTATGATACGCACCAACAAAGACTATCAAGTAAGTTGCCCGTTCTGTCCATGTGGTTTCTGCTGTTGTAGGTCTGTATTTTGTCGCCAATATCTTGAATGGTCTTCTTGGCGTACTCAACAAGCCTCTCGTTTTGCACCTTGACCCAATACTCAGACACCTCGCTCTTGATGTCCTTCAAGAACTTATCCAAGCCAAGTATCTTCGTCTTTGCCATGTGCCTACCAACTTTTACGAGCCGCGTTAATGCTTACACCGCCAAGTTGTGACGGCTCTGCATTGTCAACGGTCAAGTTAATCGTCTCGCCATAACGCTCAACAGTAATCTTGTCGCCCTTACGCGGAACAATCCAATTACCATCTTCGTCCTGTGTTAGAGGAATGGAGACAATGTAATCGGCGGTCTGCATCGTGCGCCCCTCTTCGGGCGTGTTCGTATGCAAATCCATCTCGCCCTCGTACAGCACAACCTCTGAGTCTTCCTCCATGCCTGTGCCTTGAACTACGTGGGTGATAGTTCCGTTATACGGGTATTCAAGAATCTCGTCAAACATCATAGTCTGTCTACGTCTACAATGGGAATAAGTTTGATTTTGCGTGCTTCACTCAACTGCTCCAAGTCTTCGCCCTTCGGGTCATCGTACCTTTTGTAGATGCCGATAGCGTACTGAATCTTGTCATCTTGGTAGAAGTCCTGCTCGCTGCCAACCGTCTTCTGATAGCCGTTGTGCGATTGCGACAAAGAGGCAGTATTCGAGGGGCGTTTCAGCACCGCAGTCCAAATGATGTCCGCGTCCATAAGGTCACGCTGTCTTTGCGTCACTTGGCTATCGTCATACACATCGGCATCGGGGTTTACTTGCCTATCCAACGCTATCTTGACGTAATGCTTCTTCTCAAAGGAAGAATACATGTTGGAAGCATCGAGCCACTCTAATACTGTCATCTTCGTCTACAATTGTTCTGTTAAACCATCATTTGCCCGTTTAGTCAGCCGTAGTGGTGTCTACAACAACGTGATACTGCGACTCGTCGAGCACGGTTGCATAGCGACCGAGAACGTCGGTGTGGTATGCCTTCAACATTCCGTTGGGCACAACCTTGTTGATGACGTTCAGGAAGCCTTGTACCTTTGCCAGAGCGAAGTCGATGGTCTTGTTGACCTCACCACTGCGCATCAGTTCTACATCGGGCACTTGTGCGTGAACGAGTACACCTGCATATCCGCGAGGACGCAGAACGGCAACGCCGCTCTTCCAACCCTTCACGGTGTAGTAGGATACCATGTTCTGCACCTGCTGCTGTTCGCGAACAATGCGGATGGGCGAAATCTTGGACAACTCCCAATTGCTGTAAGCAACCAATTGGTCTACCGTGATAGAGCCGACATCGGTCGAAGACTGTCCGTTGTTGACGATGATAACCTTGTCGGGAGCACCGAGAGCAAGGTAGCGGTTAACTTCCTTGATAAAGGCGGCGTTCTTGATGAGAACGGAAACCATCATATCCCAAGGAATATTCCACTCGAACGGAGTCTCATCGGGCAGAAGATTGGCCTGCTTGAAGCTGTACTCAATCTCCATCATCTGCTCAGGAATGTCGCAGTCGTCGGCAGACCAAACCTTTGTGCCAGCCGTTTTGAAGTTGGCCGTAGGAATGTATGCGCTTTGGTGTGTGATAACACCGCTTGCGCCCTGCGTGGTAGCAGTACCACCGCCAATCTTGGTCAGCGATACTTGGTTGCCGTACTCACCACCGCGAGAAAGCGTCATAGCGGCCATGTTAGAAGCACGGAGATTGTGCGTCTTAACGAGGTCAGCCACACCGCGCAGATAGCCGTCGAGTAGAGTGCCGTCGTTACCCATAGCGGCGAGACGTGCCTTCAATTCTTCCTTAGACATAGAGGTCTCGAACAAGCCCTTACCATACTGGTAGATAGAGCCGGTCTTTTCCTCGCCGCCCTCAGCGTCAAGCTGCATGGTATCGGACAGGGGAGCCATTGCGTCGGCCATAGGCACTGTGCGGTTAATCTTTTGGCGAACAGTCCAAGCAGGATTCTTCTTGAGGTCGGCACGGTCGATTACGTACTCCGTGGAGTCAACGCGGAAGTGCTCTTGCCAGAAGAAGGTGTTCTCCTCAATCTTAATCTTGTCATTGATGAGGGTTTGCAAAAAACCCACATTTGCGCTGTCGAAGAGGCCGTTCTTGTAAAGCTTTTCAAGAGCCTCTTCTGCGCTCCACTGATATTTCATTGCGTTTCCCATATCTTTATCCTTTCTTCTTTAGGGGTTATTAAATCCAAAAGATTCCGTCGATATAAGACTTGTTCTTCGCGAGCACATACTTGGGCAGCGGCTGCATACGTACAATCCACGCTTGCTTGTCGTAAACGGTGGAAATAGAGTAGTTGCCGTTTTGAATGCCGTAGCCTTCTGTGGGCAGAAGGTCGCGGTCTGCCTCAACGAACGTGTTGGGGTTCGGAACAAGTACCTTTGCGGAAGCACTCTTGGCAGTACCAGTTGCCTCTACGAGAATAGCCCCTGCCTCCAACGCTCCGAGAGTATTGTCAACAGTAATGGTGAACTTCTCATTGGCAGCGTCGTAAACCACGTCGGTAATCTTCGCGGACTGGCCAGTGTAGTCAGCAACGGTCTTGGTAACTTCGCCTGTGGTGGTGTCTGCCTCAAGGGTTTCAACCGTCAGAGCGTCGGGAGCAACCATTACGACCATGCCTACTTCGGGGGCATCGCCGTAGCCGTCGCCGTTAATAACATACTCCGTTGCGTTTGCGGCAGCGTCAGCTTTCAGAGCAAACGAGCGGAAAATCAGACAACCCTCTCCTTGGGTGTACTGCACGAGTTGGGCTGCGTACAGATGGTCAAAACCCTTTTTGGGGTTCAGAATAGTACCGCCGAGAAGTACGTTTCGGCGGTCTTCACCGTTTCCGTCCTTAACCCAAACCCATTTGCCTCCGCGAATCTTCTTGGAGGTCTCATAGAAATAAGCCAAATTTGTAATCATAGCATTTTTCTTTGGGGTTAAACAACTTTTACTTCGCTTACGGAATCGAGGATGTCTTGGTCGCGCTTCTGTGACTGCTGAGGAGTCAACGGCTTGATGTCGCCGATGGTTGACCTAAACAACTCTTGGAATCGCGAGGTCAATTTCTTTGCCTGTGCATCCACATCTTCCTCAAGGTTTGCAACGTAGTCCTTGGCATAAGTGTCAAATGTCTCATGCAAGTCTGCCCGCACACCTTTCTTTGCGGCGGCAATCACTTCGCGACGCTTTTCTTGCTTCGCTTGGGTCTCCTTGTACTGCTTCAACTCTGCGATTTGGTCTTGCACCTCTTGCGGAATCGCGGGAGCAGGGGGAGGGGTTTGCTTGCCACCAATTTGCTTTTTGAGCTCTGCGATTTGGTTGTTAAGGTCGGCCTCCTTCGTCTCGAATGCTTGAACCTTGGCGGTGATACCCTTTGAGGTAGCACTGAATGCCGTATCCAAGTTGAAATGCAGGTCGGCCAGCACATTCTCGTCGGCAATGTCGCCGTCGGGGTTTCTCTTAACAAAAAAATCGGCGAATTTGTCCTTGAACGCATCCGTCAGAGTCTCACTCGTGTACGCTTTCTCCGTACAATAGTCGTTTGCTTTCTGCAAAACATCTTCTTTGGTCATAGTTTTCTCCTATTACGTTAGTTAAACAACAATTGTTTGATGCAAAAATAGTAACAAATACGATATGTTAAATTATGTTAAGATATGTTAATAATAGTTTGTGCTAAATACATATCATTTTCTATCGGAATAATGAGCGAGTTCCGCATTTCGTTTTGTATCTTTGCAAAAGATAAGAACGAAATTGATGGCAAGAAAGAGAAACGACATTGTATTATCACCACTCGAAGACGGCAACCAAAAGTATGCCATTCGCTCTAACGCAGACGTGGTTTGTATGTCGGGCGGAACGGGCTCAGGGAAAGAGATGCCTCTTGATGAGCCTGTATTAACGGTTGACGGATGGAAGCGCATGGGTGACATTCGCATAGGCGATGAGTTGCCTGCCCCGCTTAATAGAGAACCGTCAGTTGTGACTGGCATCTATCCGCAAGGCGTAAAACCCATCTACAAGATTACAACGAGCGACGGTCGTACCACGCGGTGCGGGTGGGAGCACTTATGGCGCATATACACGCAAAAGCAAGTCACAAAACACAGAATGGGCTTCCATAATAGTTTTTTCGTAAAGACTACACGCGAACTGAAAGAAGAGTATCTTGATAAGGGCAAGGATATATACCTACCAGTCGCCCTTCCGTACCTTGGAAAAGAAAAAGAGTTGCCTATAGACCCCTACGTTCTTGGCGTATGGCTTGGAGACGGATGCAGGGGACATCTGTCATTTGAAACATCAAACGACGAGCGCGACATTATTGAAAAGATTGCCGAACGTCTTGGTGCATCTTACACACTACACCCATCGTATAATTATACCAACAGAATACGCAAAAACGACAATGTAAGGGACGCAATCAATGCACTTGATAGCGTTGGTCTTAATGTATATTCACGTGAGCGTTTTATTCCCAAAGAATATCTGCACGCCTCGGTAGAGCAGAGGATGGACTTGCTGAAAGGTTTAATGGATAGCGATGGGAATGTAGGCGACAAAAACCGATACTCTTTCTCTACCACAAGCACTAATTTGAAAGATGGTTTTGTTGAGTTGTGCAGAGGTCTTGGTTATGTGGTCGGAGTGTCCAAAGACAATCGTAGTAGATACGGCAGTGGTGTATGTTGGGACGTTTCGATACAAACCAATGACATTATTTTCAGCAGCAAAAAAAACATGGCCAAATATAACGCCAACTTAGAGAAATACAAGAACAAAAACCGAGAATACTATCACGACTTTATACGCATTGTTTCGATAGAGTATGTCGGTGATATGGAGGCTCAGTGCATCATGGTTTCCAACAAAGACCACCTCTATATTACTAAGGACTATATCGTAACACACAACACCGTTGCTCTCTATTACGCGCCGATTGAATACCTTGCAATGCACGATAACGCCAAGATTGTGTGCTTCATGCGTAACATCTCTGACTTTTGGGGAGCGGGCAAGGTAAGCGATACCCTCAAGCAGATGTATCCGCTAATTGACAGAAGCACGAAGCGACAGCCACACGACCCTATCGGAGAGATTATCCGCAACGAAAAGGACATGGGTATGAAGCTCTACAACGGCAGCGAGATAAAGTTTCAGCAACTTGACAACGAGAGCCCTATTGTTATTGAGAAAATTTCCAAGGGTTTGCAGGCAAAGAAACTTATCTTCGATGAGTGCAACAAGTTCGATTGGCGTACCATCACAGCGTTTATGCCGCGTCTGCGTTCGGATAGTGCAGGAAAGGCGCAAATCTTCTTGGCGCAGAACCCCGAACGAGAGTGCTTTATGCGACAACTCTGCGGCAAGGGAGAGCACGGCGGCGGTTGGATTAACGACGATGGCACGATTGACAAGAGCATGGACGGCGTGGTGATGTACTTCAACATGCAAGAGGGCGACGTAAACAAGACTTACTTTGGCCGAACGAAGCTCGAAGTGTACGAGAAGTGCAAAGACCATATAGACTCGTTGCTTGCTATTGACCCCGACATGACCTATGAGGACTACATCTTGTCTATGGCGTTCTTTACGTTCGATGTGCGCGACAATAAGGCGATGCTTGCCAAGAACAAGCAATACCGAGGCTTTGCCGCCAACTCCTCTACCGCCAAGTCTGCCCACGAAGGCAATTGGAACTATTCAATAACCGATGAGGAAGAAGATACGGACTATTCGGACAAGTCGCAGATACAGCCCGTAGACGTAGAGATGATGTTCCGTCCTGCCGAAATACCACAAGACTCACAACTGCTCAAACGCTTTATGACGCTTGATATGGCTACTACGGGTGCGGATAACCTTGTGATGAAGTATTGGGAGTTGTGGTCTAACTACGGCTATCTGTGCAAGGATATTAAATACAGCACTAAGAACGACAACCGCCAAGCAATCATTCTTATCTCGTCGTTCAGAGACAGCCACGGACTTGACGAAAGCCAAATGATACTTGATGTGCAAGGCTTCGGCTATCTGCGTGACTGCTACCCTCGCGCTATCTTCTTCGCGGGCGCAGGAAAGGCAAGCCAACGCAGCCGTGTCCTCTTCCGCTCCATGAAAGACGAGGCAGCACACCTCGCTATGGAAATGGTACAAGCAAGGCTGATACATTACGACCCACGCCTTGCCAACATACACTACAACCACCAAAAGGCCAAGCGCGACACATCGCTTACAATCCTCAAGCAGATGAAGAACGAGTCTGTCATCTTCCAATTCTACAAAACGCCTAACGGCAAGTTGGCGGTGGTAGACAAGGAACAGCAACACTCGATGCTGAAAGGTATGTCGCCCGACTTGTTTGATAACATCATTATATTGTGCGGGGGCACGTATCATACGTGTTATAATATGTTGCGCGATGACGCGGGTGTTGTTAAACGCCGTCTGCAAGCAAGCGATATGTTCTCCGCGCTGCACGTAAACTTTAACGATGAACTAAACGTACCCCCTTTCGGTGGTCAAAAGAAAGCCATAACGAACTCAACTGAAATACTTAAAATTTTAAGCACGATATGAATTTAGAACGCACTATTTCGTGGTACTTGGCACACCCCGAAGAGTTAATGAAAATGAAGCCGTTTACACGCGGAGGCAAACTTGTATCGCACGGATACGAGGGGCACGAGATTGAAAGCAATCAACTTGTAGACGTTGGCGTGAAGGCTTTAAAGTTGAATCCTATATCGCAAGACCGATACATCACGGAGTATTACCCTGATATGCACACCATTCTTTACAATCAATCTATACCGCATATCAGTGTTACGATAGGAGGCCAAACCATGCCGATGGAGATGTTTGATATGACGCAGACGGCATCCTTCCAAAAGCTCATCCACTCTGCCCATGTACGTAATTTGACGGCCAATCTGTTGGAGTTTTCTATCTACAATCAAGGCGAAGACGAGAGTATTCAAAAGGCGTTTGCTAAAATCAAACAAGAGTGGATGTCTCGTGACCTCGAATGGAACAGATACCAAGCCATCAACACGTGCAAGATGGTCGGCAACTGCGCTGTGCTGTTCTCATTCGATAAGCAAAGCGGCAGATACAGCGTACAGAACTACTCATACGAGGACGGATACCAAATTGTACCCAACTACGATGACTACGGACGCGAAATCGCGACATCACTCATATACTACCTCGAAGATGGTAAATGTGTTATCGACACCTACGATGACACACACCATTATCGCATTACGCAAACTGCAAATGGGTGGTCAAGTCCTCAAACGACTACACACGGCTTCTCCGAGAATCCTCTGTGCCACAAGCGCGGCAAGGTGGCATGGGAATATGCAGAGAGCACGATTGAGATGTGGGAGTTGATGGCAAACATCAACGCTATTGCCTTGAAGCGTTTCGGTACGTTTGCTCTTGCGTTTTGGGGTGATATGGATAAGAACTCTTTCCAAAGAGACTCTTCCACGCTTATTGTTAATCTGTCGGCTAACACAGACAATGGTAAGCAAGATGTTAAGGTATTGGAGTTCCCCGAACCTCAGACGATGGATAAATACCTCAAGACGCTCGAAGAAAAGATTTCTCTGTTCAGTTCCACCACGTTTATCACTCCGAAGGACATCACCTCTACCGGTAGCGGCGGCAACGGTATTGCCCTCGCAATGTCTAACGACTATGCTCTCGCTACACAAAGCGCACTCGATTGGAGGCAATTCTGCTGCAAGATGGTTCGTCTGCACCAACAAGGTCTTGACTTGGAGGAGCACGCAGGTACAAGCGAATACGCCAACTTGAAAATTGGTGCTTCTATTGTTCCTTGGTCGCTCGAAACTAACAACACGAAGATTACCAACCTCGCCGTTGAAGCTAAGTACCTCTCTATGCAAACGATATTGGAAAGTATGCCTGATGCCAAGCCCGATGAGGTTCAGCGCGTAATTAAGGAGCGCGGCTCTCTGCTGCCTAACGACTCAAGCGCAGTATCAAAGCAATCAGAGACAAGCGGCAACCTTGCCGTTAACCGAAATAACATAATCAGAGACAACGAGTAATATGCAGTGGATGGAATTTGTATTGGCGGTTTTGACGCTGATATTCGGCGGTGGGTGGATGTTTACATACCACGCATATAAGAGAAAGAACGAAGGTGAAGCAACGCAAAGCGAAGCAAACGGCTGGGCTGCGATGCAATCCTTGTACGAAAAGACTATTGCAGACTTTGACAAGTACGGAGAAGATATGAGAAAGGAGCGAGAGGTGCTGAAAACCGAGAATAGAGAGTTGCGCGAAAGGTACAAAAAGACCGATGACGAAATCATTGACCTCAAAAAGAAGGTGGCTCGTCAAGGCCGTAAGATTGATGCTTTATCGCCATTCCTCTGTGGTGTCGTTGGTTGCGTCAATAGAAAGCGCGTAAACATTAGCGCGTTGGCTGCAAATGATGAAGAGGAATATAACCAAGAAGTGAATGATGGCACATACAACCAAAACGAAAAACAATAATGTATGAAGCTTATGAAAGTATCACAAAACGGCATTAACCTCATCAAGAAGTTTGAGGGATGCGAACTTAAACCTTACCTCTGCCCCGCAGGAGTCCTCACGATAGGTTATGGCCATACGAAGGGTGTCAAGAAAGGAACGATAATAACTTACGAGCAAGCGGAACAGTACTTGAAAGAGGACATCGCTCCTTGCGAGAGGGTTCTGAATGCGATGAACGTCAATTTTCGTCAGAATCAGTTCGATGCCCTAATTTCTTGGCTCTTCAACCTCGGAGCAGGGAACTTCAACTCGTCCACGCTCAAAAAGTACATCGTTGCCAACAAGAGCGACGAGGAGATTACAGACCAAATAATTCGATGGAACAAGTCTGGCGGCAAGCCCCTCAGTGGACTGAGCCGCAGACGCATTGCCGAAGCCAATATGTTTTTAGGCAGAGAGTTGTACTATCTTGAAGAAAAAACTCAAACCATAAAAAAGAAACAGTCATGAAGAAGATTATTGAATGGCTAAAAGCAAGCAATCGTTGGAAGCACCTTGTGGGCGGTATCGCCATTGGCTTGGGTTCGGACGATTGGTATTGCGCTGAATATGCAGGTGTCGGCGTTGCGGGCGCATTAGAGTTCAAGGATTGGCAGCACGGCTGTAAGCCCGATTGGATTGACTTCACGCTTACCGTTGTAGGCGCGAACATCGGCTACACTATTAGATACTTTACATTCGGTTGATTATGAAGAACATAGGTATCATTACATTTCTTGCACTTCTTCTTTGTTCTTGTGCTACGCGCACGAAGATTGAATACGTTGATAGAGAAGTCGTTAAGTACGAAACGAAGGTGCAGCACGACACATTGAGGGAGAACCTACACGATAGCGTCTTTGTGTCGCTTGAAACGCGCAATGACACGGTGTTCAGTACGAAGTATATTGAACGCACGAAGTATCGTGACCGCATTGTAGAAAAGTACGATACGATAACGAAGGATAGCATCATTGTGCAGACAAAGGAAGAAGTTACAGAGAAGCGTGTAGTGCCCAAGTGGTGCTACATTTGTCTTGCTGTGTGCATTGTTTTTGTTGGATTTTTTGTAATTAAGATATTGCGATGGCTCAAAATAATTTAGGACAAAATCAAGTATTTCCGATTTACCAAGCGAACGGACAGCCGTTCCACAACCTTTCGCTGAAAAAGTCTACCCTTGAAATTACAGGTATGAATCTTGGCGACAAGATTACGGGCGATGTCTTGTACAACGGCACGCTGACGTTTACGATGCGTGAATACATTGAATATAAGAGAAACCCAGATGATGAAAACGAAGAGCCTGTTCGTTTCATTCTTATCAACCCACCCACGCAAACACGCAATGGTCTTGTCAAGGACACGTCTTCGGACGCAGGGATGACGAAGTACACCTTTGTCTTCTATCATCCTATGGCCTTGCTTTCAAGTTTTGCCTTTAATGATGTAGCGGTAAGCGACGATGAGAAGCAATATCTTTCCGAAAGCCGCACATTCTCGTGGATAGGCAAGATACCCGACTATTGCCGCAAATTGAACAAGAACCTCGAAGGCACGGAATGGGTGTGCTATGTCGGTAGTTCCTTAGATGAAGCAATGCTCAACAAGTTAAGCGATGTCCTTTCCTTTGACAACGCTACTATTGCCGATGCCCTAAAGACGTTCTATGACACATGGGAAGTGCCTTACATCGTGGATAGCATTACAAGTGCAGGTCAATACATAGACCCTGTAACGTATGAAGACTACTATACGATTGGAAAAAGGTTTGTCATCATTCTTGGCTATCCGAGCAATGAAATCATTACAACGACAACGGACGTGTATGAGTGCAACGTGCCGTTCCTTAACCAATATCGCAACGCAGAACCTATCATCTTACGCAAGGGCGCATTTCTTACGTTGCCTGGCGGCGGCTCGTTGTACACTACTACACAAAGTCCGCAGATATTGCCCGTACCTTATACCGCAGAGCAGGACATTTCTATGTATGTTGTTGCACAAGTCCAACAAACGCTACCCGTAACCATTCGCGCACCTTACATCTTTCAATTCGGGCAAGGTTTGGGCTTGAAGAACAACTCTCGCACACCGAAGAACAACAAGATTGTGACGCGCATAGTAGGCTATGGTAGCGAAGACAATATCCCCTACGGCTATCCGCAGATACGATGGTATGGTGAAGAAGGTGCAAAGTTTACTTATGGCGACCATGCAGGCACTTATGAAGATGTTACGATAGGCGGGATACACTTTGACAAAGTGGTGTCCTATCCTATCTACAAAGGCATTGTTGGCGGTCAATATGTAGAACTTATCAAGCATCCGTTCACACGAAACCACTTGATGCCGAGTGTCTATGCGCAGGAACTTTTCTTCAAGGTTAGTCCTTATGCAGAAAGAGGGGAAAGTGACCCCGTAAGAGTCAACGTAGACTATGACCCCGACACAACGCTTATTGACTATTACGATGCTATAAGCGATTCGCACATCATATATCCTAATCCTATTGATGAAGATGCGCCAAGTGTAGAGATACACCAATTTGAGGACGTGAAGCCTGAACTTGGCGAGCAAACAATTGTCAACGCATACCCTTATTGGCGCGAAGATGAAAAACGTCCTTGGTA